CGAGGCTGAGGCGATAAACAAGAGTGTGGAGGGCTTGTATTCAGCGACGCAAGCGGCAGGCGTAATAGTGCAAAACCCAAGGATTGCGCCTATTGCAGACCAGATGTTGCAAAGCGCGGGCTTCGTTGACCAGTCACCGCCCATTATCCCAGAAGTTATTAGTGGCGCGGCAAACGGCACAAGTGGTGCGGTTATAGATAATGGTGTAGAGTTGATAGAAAACACGAATCCGCTTACTCCTGCCAACTTACCACAACCAGAAAACCCAGGGGTAGGAGTCAACAGCGGGATTGAAACTCAAGCAATAGGGGATGAGTAATGGGCGCGTTGAACGATTTAGCAGGTGAGAGATTCGGTAGATGGGTAGTTAAATGCCGCGATGGGAATATTGGGAGAAAGGTTGCGTGGCTTTGCGAGTGTGAATGTGGAAACCTAAGAAGGGTTGTCTCTGGAGACTTGACCAGTGGGAAATCTGCAAGTTGTGGATGTGCAAGTTTGAACGATTTGATTGGGAAGAAGTTTGGCAAACTGACAGTTTTGAAGAAAGCTGAGAGTAGCCATAGCGGGTCGCAAAGATATTTATGCCGTTGCTCGTGTGGTGGCGAAATTGTGGTGCAATATGGCAACTTGTTATCAAAAAGCGTGGCGCATTGTGGGTGCTCGCGCAAGAGCGTCGCAGATATGACTGGATTCAAGGTTGGGAGGCTGACCGTAATCAAGAGAGCAGAGAATTCTATATCTGGCAGGGTGCAATGGTTGTGTGAGTGCGAATGTGGAAATAAGGTCGTTGCTGTTGCTCATCAACTCGTCGTCGGGGATACGCAAAGCTGCGGGTGCTTGCGGCGCGAGTCCATAAGATATATGAGTACTACTCATGGGCTAAGGAAACATCCGCTCTATATGCGATGGCTTGGCATGAAAGATAGGTGCTTGAATAGCAACAACAAATCATTTATCCATTACGGCGGTCGTGGCATATTGATATGTCAAGAATGGATTGATAGCTTTAAGTTGTTTTATGATTTCTGCATGTCTAAAGGGTGGAATGGGAACCTTGAGCTTGACAGGATAAATAATAATGGAAATTATGAACCGTCAAATTTAAGATTTGTTACGCGGAAAGAGAATGTGCGTAATAGAAGAATTACATCTCTTACCGCCTGTAAGGTATCGCGTATTCATGAATTCCTGTCAGTTGGTATTGGAGTTAATGAATTAGGGCGCTCGTTTAGAGTCTGTCACAACACTATCGCTCGGATAAGAGATGGGTTGTTGTGGGCGTAAACAGAGCGATAGCAGAAAAGACAGTTCAGGCGCAGCCAGTAGTGGACGCAATATCAAAAATTAAACACCGCCATTCTTGGGCGAATATTTAACACCACAGGAGAGATTGAATGAGCGAAGATAACGGCTATGAAGTAATCCCCGACGACGACCCGTTGCTTGTTGGCGACGCAGATGAGACTGCGGAAGAAGGTGCGGCAGTAGAAGCTGAACCTGTGGCAGAAGTAGAAGCGGAAGCGGAGCCTCCGGCAAAAGAAGTCGCGGCGGTAGAATCAGAAGAATATCGTGATGATCGTATTCCGCGAGCGCGGTTTGACGAGCTGCATGGTAAGTATAAGCAAGCGGATGAGCGGGTAAAGGCGCTGGAGGCGACGCTTGCAGCAACCAAGCAGCAGCCGGAACAGTCTTCTGACATCCCGACATCCCTCAAGGAAATGAAGAAAGAATCCATCCGGCTATTGTTGGATGGCGACGACGACGCGGCGGCAGATATGGAGATGAAAATCTTCCAGGCGCAGCAGGACGCATTTGACAAGAGAGTTGAAGAAGCAACATCCCGAAAACTGGCAGAGCGTGACCAGGCGAAGGAGGTCAAGCGGTCAGGTGATGTTTTCCAGCAGGCCGTGGCTGATATTGTTGGTGCATATCCTGAGTTGGATTCTGCATTGCCGACGGCAAACGCTGACGCAATCGAGATGGTTGTGAGCCTGCGTGATAAGTATATCGCTGAGGGGATCGCTCCCGCTGATGCGCTTAAAGCTGCGTCTGATAAGGTGGTAAAGGCTTTTGGTTTTGGTACTGGAGCGCAGTCAACAGATACTCGGACAAAGGCAGCGATAAAGCGTAACGCTGGGGAAGCAGCACGACAGCCTGCAATGGTCGAAGGCGGGATGGGAAACCGGGCGACAACTTCCTTGCGTGGCGTACCAAATGACCCTCGGGAGTGGGCAAAACTCCCGAAAGAAGAGCAGGACAGGCTGTTGCAGTAACGCAGTACACGCGGCTTCTGGCGCGTAACCCGGATGATTCAGCCGTTGTTGGCGGAAAAGACACGACGCTTGGGGCGTAACCCCATGATCTCAGCCGGATTTGAGGCGGTAATCAAATCCCGGACGGCACCGGAATAATGCCATTGTGAGGAGACTCAAAACAATGAAATTTATTTTAGGAGAAAGATCATGGGATTTACAGCATTTGCAGCCCAGCAGCCAGAACAGAAACGGGCCTGGCGGAACAAGTCTATTGAGGCGTATCGTGAGTTGTTTTTCTGGGAGAAGTTCATCGGCGCCGGTGATAACTCCATCGTCCAATCAATCAATGAACTGAAGCGTACCGCAAAAGGTGATCGTGCCATGATCGCCCTGGTTCAAGATGCGCGTCTTACCGGTATCGTTGGTGACAACGACATCGCCGACCGCCGCGAGACCCTTGAGGCGGACTGGCAGGAGATTCATACCGACCAGTTGCGGAAGAGCTTCAGCACCAAAGGTCGTGTTGACGATCAGCAGTCCGTTCTTGACGTGCGCACTGAGATGAAGAACAAAGGCGCATATTGGCGCGCGGCTATTCAGGAAGAGTTGATGTTCCTAACTGCTTGCGGCATCAGCTACAACTACAACACTGACGGTTCTCTTCGTGCGGTGGGTGCCGAGGATGATCTTCGGACGCTCGAATTTGCGTCTGACGTTGCCGCACCTACCTCTGGCCGTCATTTCAACTTTACCTCCGGCGCATTCGTTGCTGGAGATACCACTACCGTTTCAGCATTGTCTGTGCCAACATACGGAATGCTTGTTGATGCGGCAGCCGAAGCCCGTACCAAGGGAATCAAGCCGTTGCGCGTAGATGGCATGGATCATTATGTCTATCTCTGTCACCCTAAGACCTTTGCGGCCCTGAAGAAGAACAGCGATTTCAGGGACGCGGTAATCAATGCTGGCGACCGTGGCAAGAAGAACCCCGTCTTTACCGGTGGGACTCTTACTATGGACGGGCTGATTATCCACACCAATACCCGTATGTTTAATACTCTTGGCGCTGCTTCTGGGTCTAAGTGGGGTGCCGCTGGAGCAATTGACGGCACCCGTTCTTTGCTCATGGGCTGTCAGGCTCTTGGTCATGCCGACTTGTGGAGCGGAGCGCAATGGGACGAAGAGATCCTTGATGCTGGCGCGAAGAAGGCAGTAACCATTTCGCAGTATATCGGGATGAAGAAGCTGCAATTCAACAGCCGGTTTGACAGTGATACTGTCCAGGATTTCGGCATGATGGCAATAAATCTCGCAATTTGAAAGAGCCATAATTTGAGATAGTTGTGGTTAATATTTCCCTCTTATTGTATGGTGTGTTATACGGTCTATAAAGACTACATAACTTTTATCCAGGAGAACGGTAATGAGGGAAATAAAAATCACAAAAGGGAAGGTTGTTCTTGTTGATGACGATGAATTTGAGGGCCTGAGCAAAATCAAATGGTTTTTCAATAGTGGGTACGCAATGAACACGAAGTGTGGCTTTATGCACCGGGTTATTATGAAAGCACCACGCGGGAAGAATGTTGACCACATTGACGGGAATCCTCTCAACAATCAGAAGAGCAACCTTCGATTTGCAACAATAGCACAAAACGCTTGGAATAATCATTCTCGACTTGGTGTTTCCAAGTACAAAGGAGTTCAGTTTGACGCAGTACATGCCCGCTGGTTCGGGACTATCACGAAGGATGGGATAGTCTATTATCTTGGGAGCCACCGAGACGAATTAGAAGCCGCAAGGAAGTACAACGAAAGAGCAAAAGAGTTGTTCGGAGAGTTTGCAAATCTAAATGATATTGACGGGTACACTTATGGGATTGACCTTGCAAAACCAGCTAAGACAGGGATAAGGCCAAGAAGACTGGGGTCAAGTGGATATCGCGGGGTATGCCTTGATAAATCAAGGTCTGTGGATGGAAAGGATATTTGGATTGCCCAGATAAAATGCGCCGGAGAGAAAATATCCAGAAGATTCACGGACGGTCATGCTGCGGCAACCTGGTACAATATCCAAGCAACTAAGATGTATGGGGATAAGGCAATACTGAATAACATCCCTGAAAAGTACAAAGATGAAACCTTTGATGACGAACTCGCATATTCACCAAAGGAGGGCGTGGCATCAAAACAAAGATGTGTTTTTAAGAATGGAAAGCAGTGGATGGTTAGAGTCCGTAAGGATAATAAAACCGTCTATCAAAAGAATTTCGCTACCGAACCAGAAGCCTCAATAATGGCTAAAAGACAGTTGGCGATATTTCACCCAGAACAAAATCTTTTTTAAGGAGAAATAAAATGGCTATTACAAAAGACTCAGCGTGCCAGAGTTTGATCGTCCGGCATGTGGACATTAACCTTGCCGACCTGACTACCAATGTGGCGGTCGAGGCAATGGATATTCCCGCAAACGCTGTTATCGTCAGCGGCGAACTGGTCACTACGGAAGCGTGGAACTCAACCACCTCTGACGTGATGGACGTGGGCGATGCTACCTCCGCCACCCGCTACCTGACCGATGGCAATATTCGTGCGTTGGCTGCGCGTGTGCCGTTGGTGCCCACAGGTTATGTTTCAATCGGTGAGGCGTTGAAGGTGACTTGGACTTCAGGTGGCGGCACTCCAACCACTGGTAAGGTTCGGCTTGATGTTTCCTATTACATCATTGGCCGTGCTGATTCCACCTTCGGTTGATGATTAACAGCCCCTTGGCGTAACAGCCAAGGGGCTTCACTTTATACAGGAGTTACAAATGTTTCTTAAATCATTAAATGAAAAAGGCGTGCAAGTTGGCTTATTGTCGGGGCATTGCATCTTTGTCGGGCCGGAGGGTCGTGAAGTCCCGGCAATGTTCGTGGCTGAAGCAATGAAAGCCGGATGCGTCACCGCCGATGTAAAAGCAGAAGACCTGCCCGCGCCTGAACAAGCACCAATAGATGAAGGG